ATGAACCTCAAGCTCGCATTGGGCGTGGCACTTGGCCTAGCCTGCACATCGATTGCGGCTGAAGCCCGGTCGGATTTGCGGCTCTACGGAGCAGTGCCTGTGGAAAGCAGCCCTCAGCTCATGCAGGCGTACAACAGGGCGCTGGCGCGATGCCTCCCTGAAGCTGGTCTGGCGGAGGCTGGAGCGATAGCAGAGACCAGTCTGCCTGCGGTGCGGTTGCGGGGTTGTTTGTATCGCAATGGGTTCTTCTACCGGGGCGTCTATGCATACCCGGTGGCCATGTCTGTGTACCGCACCAGGTAGTCGCGCGGCTCAGTTGGAACGGGTCGGACAAGATCAAGGCTGGCGACCCCTGCAGGACTCGAACCTGCGACCTGCTGCTTAGAAGGGCGCTTTATCGACGACGATTTCATCAATGTTATCATAGTCTAAGCCGCCTCTTGCTCTAAATTCCGGGGCTTTTTCCGGGACTTCGCAACGCGATCCATCGCAGCCCTCACCTCGTTATCGGTGACGTGGGCATATCGCGCCGTAACCGATACATCAGAATGGTTGAGCGCCTGCGACACTAGTTTTAGGTTTCCGGTCTCCCGGAGGAGCTTAGTGGCGAAGTCATGACGGAGGTCATGGATACGCAAGTCGGTGATGCCGGAACGCTTCATCATGCGTTGCCACTCGGTGGAGCATCCCGCCGTCGTCAACGGGTACCGCTGCCCCCTCACCTTCTCGGTGCGCTTCACTGTCCGCTTTGCAAGGTAGGTGAAGACATACTCGGGATGCTGCCCCTTAAGCGACAGAAGCAACTCCCGCACCTCCTCGCTGATCTCGGCGGTGACGGTCTTGCCACCCTTGCCAATGGTGGTGATCTTCGCTGTGGAAAAGTTCACCTCATCCCACCGCACCAACGTTTCACTCAGACGCAAGCCGGTAAGGCGGGCGAACTCCAGCCAAGGCCAGTAGTCTGGTCGAGCGGCAAGTTCAAACCGTAGCTCCTCATGCTCCTGCACCTCCCGAACGCGTTCCTTCGCCTCCTTGAGCTTGAGTTCCCGCCAGTTGGGTTCGTCCGGCAGGATGATCTTCCACGATCTGCGCGCACGCATGAACAGCCGCTTGAGCGTGGCAACCTCACGGTTGATCGTGGCCGCCGATACGGTCGTCATAGGGCGCTTGTCCGCGAAGGTCTTCTTACCGTATCGACGGTCCTTCTTGCGGGTAGCAACGTAGCTGATCACCTGCGGGTCAGAGATTGCGTCCATACGCGTCTCGCCCCCGAAGAACTTTATCAGACGTTCCAGCGCACGGTAGGTATCACGAGCGGAAGGCTGATCTTCCGCCACTTCCGTGTAATACCGTCCAGCGGCGATGCTGAGGGTCAGGGGGCCGTTGCCGGTGCGCTTCTTGTCCGCCGCGTCCTTCTTTGCCTGCTCCCGCCACTGGCGCTCTATTGCCTCTGCTTCCTTTTTGCTTTTGGTTTTTGAAGAGCCTCGAACGGTATGACCGTCGATACTGAACTCGATTTGCCAATAGGGGCTTTTGGGGTGTTTGAAGATTGCCATGCGGGCGTCTCGCGGTGCTTATTTTTGTTGATGAACTGTTCCATGATGTAGTCGGTGAAGCGGTACGATTTCCGCTTCTGGGTTCCGACGTTGATGTATCTGATGCGGCTATCCCTTACGTGCCGCATCAGGGTTTTGACCGAGATGCCGAGCTTGGCCGCTGCTTCCACTGCGGTGAACATCGGCTCTTTCGGGAGGGGGCGATTGATCATTGCAGAGTTGCCTCCTCGTCAGCCAGTCTCAGCAGTTCGTCCGTAACTTCGTCCGCCAGCAGCTCCCAGCGTTTCTCTATCGTGAGTTTTGCATCCATCCGGCGGGTATCGATGTGATGAGCAAAATGCTCGTGTTCTTCCATGATGGCGTCGAGCTCGGGCGCGAAATCTTCATCTGTTTTCAGTTTGGATAGTCTTTGGAAAAGCCCCCGTGCGATATGGACGGGAAATGCCCATATCTGGGTCAACTCACCTTGGCAGGCGATTATAAATCCGACTTCATCGAGTATTTCATCATCATCTAGCATGATGTTCATGTGGCGCTCCTCTGTGTTGGGGTTAGGCAGCGTGTTGCTGGCACTGTTCTGATTGCTGTGCTGCCTTCAAGATTTGGATGATCTCGCGGTTATTGCTGCGACCGTTCTCTGCCGCGCGTCTTTTCAACCACTCTAAAATCTCTGGTGGCATCCGAAGACTCATAGGGACCAGATTCGATTTTTTGGACATCGCCTTCTCCTTTCATCAACTAGGTGATGCTATTTGATATCAATTGTCATCACTTGTCAATGTAAGTGAAGGCAAATAATGTCATCTGATATTATGGAGAGATCGCGATGGCCGATGAGCCCAAACGGCTTACAGACAAGTTTGCACTCAGGCTGCCCGACGGGATGCTGGCTCAGCTTGCGAAAATCGCGGACAGCAATAAGCGCTCCACGAATGCAGAGATAATTGCGCGACTGGAATGGAGCCTTGCAGCGGAAAGTGTTCGGGATGACAGCAGCGCTCCCGCCTCGTTGTCTCCCGTGGGGGACCTAGAGGAGCGTGTGAGAACGGTTATCTCAAGAGGTATTGTAGCCCTGTCGGACGACGATGTGGATTATCTGGCAGGACGTGTTGCATCTCGCCTTCAGCGAGACCGGGACGAAGAATGCCCTTAGTGGAAAACAGCAGCTCAGTGCCGTTTACTGGCGGAAGCCTTCTTCCGCGCATCGATCACAACAATTTCGGACGCTCGCTGACCAGCAGCAATACGCCTGTTACGTATTTCCATGATCCGTTCAAGTTTTTCACCTAAGTCACCGAAATCAATGACTACGAATACTGCGTAATTAGTCCGCGAAGCGTTCTGGTAAAATTCTAGTTGTTTTTCATATCCGTGCACTACGGTGCCGGATGATCTCTTCATCTCGACAAGCACGCGGGCATGAAACCCTTTCGAGAATTTGAAATCGATCGGCCCTCCACCCATGTTAGCCTCTGGAGAAATGTCGAGATCGTTTGCCTCACAGAATGTGTCAGCAATTGCATAGTAGATTAGTTGCGCGGCCCGTTCTTTTTTTGGCTTGTCGCCTTCCCACAACGCCTCCCAAAGGTTTCCGTTTTCAACGTGATGCTTGAAGTGTTCCAAAGTTTTTTGAACCACCTTGAGGACATTCTCGGGTCCGTCTTCCAACTTAAAAGCAAGGTCTACGCGTAGCTCGTCCAAGTTCGCGTGGAGGAGTTCTTTTAACTTGTAATACCCCAGCGCATCCTTGTTGGGGTCATAGTGAGAGGCGACCTCTTTCAACGTCTGTAGAAGTGCATTCATGAAATCAGGAGACGATAGCGCAGCCCTACGAAGAGCTTCCTTTCTCTCCGTAACAGTCGGCTTGATAATGGTTCCGAGGAACTGGTTGACCTTGTCGCGTATATCTCTGTTTGCGTCGATTGCGGCCTGAACGTCGGACCAATCGTTCGCCATGGGCAAGTCCCTAATGATATCGCGAGGAACTAAAACTATGGCTCGTTCAGAACCGTTTGTTCCTTTGTAGTGAGGAAGCAGGACTTCATCATCACCGGGGGACAACTTAACTGGTTTCGTCGGGACTCCATGGGCTGAGCAGAATGATGAAGTTAGCTGCACTAATTGGGTTGATATTACCCGCGTTGTTAAGTCGCTGATTGTATCGGGTCCCACATTTTCTTCGAAAAGGCCCATGAGCGAAATCATCTCAGGGTCCTGAGCACCTAACGTGACGATCTCCTTCATGGTCCGCAGTATCGTTTCACGCAATTCCTCAGGTCGCGAAGTTCCACTTCGCTCTCCGGTACCATAGCCTAGGCCGTTCTCCGGCGGCTCCTTTAGGCTTAGTAGCCGCCGTGCCGCCTTCCAAGGCGTGTCACCTTCATTCTGAGAAATTGTAAGTAGGCGAACGACACCGGAGAAGTGATGGCGGAAATCGGCAAGTGCATTGTGGCTGATAAGCGGGATGCTAGACTTTGGGATAAGCAGCGGATCGATAAAAAGGGGCGTGTCGACATTAAGAAATGGATCAACAAGACCCGCTTTTTCCAGATCGCTAGATGAGAGACCAAACTGCTCCGAAAACAATATTGGGTTGCGAATAATTGCCATGTGCCGATCCTCTTCAAGACAAGATCGGCTAACCAACTACCCATAGCAACACTACCTCTGCGCGTGTCCACAGTTATCTCAAAACCTCCCATTCAGTATAATTATCCGTCCTTCATCTTTTGCCATACCCGGATAACAGCCCGCCCGGGCGCATCTGATTGGTGGCCCAATCCGTCATCTGCTGGTCAATGGCTTTCCCTACCTGCTTCGCCATGTTCTTTGCATGGGCATCGTCCTTTGCAGGATCACCGCTGGAGCCGCTGGCCTGCACGGTAATGGTTGGAGCGAACACATTGGTCAGGGAGCCACCGGAACGGGACTTGGCATTGCCCGCCAATCCGCCATCGGCCATAGCCGGGGCACGACCGGAATTGATAGCCTCCAGCACTGCACGGTGCTTATCAGCGGCACGGGCGTTCACCACGAACTCCCCATCCGAAAGCATGGTCGGGATGCTGTCACTGGTCGAGGTGCCGGGGCCACGGACGCCGCCACCGCCCGCCATTTGGGGCAGCATGGAGGTGGAGACAAGACCGCCTTTTGCCCTGAACAGGAAGCCCAACAGGCCGCCGAATATGCCGCCGCTTGAACCGCCACCACCCAGAGGTCCCTCGCCTAGCAGAGCAGCTTGAAGGGCCACTTTGATGAGCTGCTGCCCCAACTGCGCCAGCGCCTGTTCTGCCGTCGTCGTGCCGGTGAGAATGCCGGTCAGGGCGTCCACCGCGGTGTTGCCCAACATCTGGCTGAACTGTGCCGCCTCCTCTTGCGTCTGGGCAAAACGGGTGGTCGCCTGTTCGGCCTGCGCCATGCCCTGCGCAAGCTGCTGGATTTCAGCGCGCTGTTGCGGCGTGACACTGATGCCCTGCCGCTGGGCATCGTTGAGCATCTGCTGTTCGTAGCGATAAGCGGCAGCGGCCTGCCCCGTCATGGTCAGGGCCTGCTGTTCGGTCTGCTGGCCTTGGGTGAACTGCTGGGCATCGGCAATGATTGCCTTGTAGGCGTCCGATTGCTGAATGAGGGCATTCGTCTGGGTCTGTATTTGCTGCGCGCGGGCCTGTCCCCGTGCGTCGGCGTCCTCGATATGCCAGTTCTCATTCGATAGCGGGAAGGACAGGCCATAGTTTCCGGCGTTCTGATGCACCCAATTCCGGGCGGCATCGGAACCATAGCCAAGATCGGCAGCATTGCCCTTGTTATGCTGGCTGTTCCCGGGCGGTGCCACCCACTTCCGTGCTGCTTCGGGGCTGCCGTATTTCCGCAAGGCCTCCAGCCAAAGCTCTTGCTGGCGTTCCGGCGACCGATACCCGGAATTGATGGACACGGTGCCCTTGAGGTCGTCCGGCATACTGGCCAGCATGGTGGCAAGCTTCTGCTGGAAACCGGACTGCATCCCGCCGATATGCGAGGCGTTTTTCCCCGACGCCAGCACGTTCGACAGGTAGCGGGATGGATCGTCGGTAGCGGATTTGACGTTCAGCGAGGACAGGGCTTTGCCGCGAAGCTCGTTCGCCATGTACACATCGCCCATGGAGCGGGCTTTGCTCAACGCGGCCTTATAGGTGTCCTCGATCCGGGTCTTGGCGTCCAGCGTGGCGAGGCTGTCGGCAAGCTCGGGGATTTCCTTCTTCAAGGCGCGGATGGCGTCGGCAAAGGAGTTCAGGCCCTTCACGCCGTTACCAGCAGCACCATCGGTCCCGTCCAGCGCGGTATTCAGCTCATTGACGGACGGGGTGGCTCCGTTGGCGTCCTGCCCCGTCTTGTAGATGAAGTCGTCTTTCAGGCCGTTGCGACGGTCTAGGATATCGCGGAGTTTCATTGCTTCGGCGGTCAGCTCCTCGACAAGCTGTTTCTGCCGGTCAATGTTCAGGTCCACGGCCGCGTCGCCGGGGAAGGCCTGCTTTTCCAAGCCAAGGTCGTCCAGCCGTTGCTTGGCCTCGGTGAGCTTGTCATAGGTCCCGACGAGCCGTTCCTGAATGTTGCGGGTCGATTGCTCATCAATGGAGTTGAACCGGTCGAGCACGTCGTCCATGGCACCCACGAGACCGAGCACGGCCTGTTTCGTCCAGGTGGATATCGTGCTGCCGATGGCGTTGAATTTCCGGTCGAGTTCGTCGGCGCGGGCGATCACGTCATCATTCATGACCGCGCCAAGGTCGTGGGCTTCCTGAATGAGCTTGCGCATGCCATCCGCGCCACGGTCGATCAGCTCCACGAACCGTTCGCCCCCGGTCCCGCCGAACAGCTCATCCGCGATACGGATTTGAGCTGCCTTGTCCAACTGCTGGAGCTTTCCAACAATTTCGACAAGCAGCGCGGACGGGTCTTTCAGCTTGCGCTTCAAGTCCTCGGCACCGAAGCCAAGGCGCTGGAACGCTTCCGCTGCCGAACCGCCACCCGTGACGATGAACTCATCCGCGCGAAGGGAAAGCTCTTTCATGCCATCTGTCAACGCGTCCACCGGGATGCGGGATTGCCCCGCAACGTAGGACAGTTCTTGGAATGCCCTTGCGGAGAGGCCTGCGCGCTTGGCCTCGCTGCCGATATTGGCGATGCCCTTGGTGATGTCACCGACACGGGACAAAATGCCCTCTAGGGCACCGACGGACAGGCCGGTGACAAGACCGGCGATGCCACCTTTGAGGCCAGCCAAGGCCACGTTGACGCCCTGCGAGGCCTTCGACATGGACTGTTCAAGGGCATCGGCGGAACGTTTTGCCTGTCGCTCGATAGCTTGGAAATTCTGGCTGGACGTGCGGTTTGCTCGCTGGAAATTGCGCTCGAAATCGCGGATGCGAGCTTCCAAGGAAACGACAAGCTGTTCGGTATCGGTCGGCATCGGTGTCTCCTCAGAAGATCAGCAGGCCTTCGGCCCGTTCGTCGCTGTCATAGATTGATCGGGTGTCCTCACCGAGCGAGGCGCGGGCGACGGCCATGGCTGTGGCAACTGCGCCGTCGATCTTGTCGCGGGCCTTGCCCTTGTGGAAGGACTTGTTGCCCTTGCCGTCATCCACGATGGCGATGTTATCGAAGTTCCACCGGAGGATAGGATGGCCGCCGTGCCGGAACTTTCGGGACAGGATAGCCTTCTCCAGCGTCTGGATGGCAGGCCCCATCGTGTACCAGCCCTGCCGGAACTCGACACATGGCAAACCGTCCTCGCTGAGGTTCGCCATGGTGATGCGGGCATAATGCGGATCGAAGGCGATCTCCCGCACCTCGAAACGTTCGCATAGCTCCCGGATCACGTTTTCCACGACACGAATGTCAACCACGTTGCCAAGGGTCGGGGTCAGGAACCCGTCATCAGCCCACTGTGTGTACGGGTAACCACTCTGCTGGGTCCGCTTGTCGAGGTTTTCCTCCGGGCAGAAGAACCACGGATGGACAATGAAGCCGTCCTCGCCATCCCTCCACGCTGCAACAATGGCAGTGAGGTCCGACGTCGAGGACAGGTCAACGCCGAGCCAGCACGGTTCATGCTCCAGTTCCTCAAGATCGAACGCACCGGCACCCTTGTCATAGATGGGCATATCCACGAACGGGTCGGACGAATGCCCCAGCCAGATATTAAGGTGGAGCTGCCGGAATGCCTCCCGGTCGGCAGGACGTTCCGCCGCTTCCCGGGCGAGCTGGCGAAGGCCGTTCAGGTCGGGGTAACCGTGGATGAGGCCGGGATTGCATGCCTTCCAAACCTCCTCATCCTGCCAGTCCGCATCGGGCGATGTTTCGAACAGAATGGGCAGGGTGGCAGGGTCGTGGACTTTCCCGGCGGCAACTTTGCGGGCGTAGTCGATCACCTCGAATGCAATGTTCTCCTGTCCCCGTCCTGCCGTGGTGATGACGATGGACAGCGAGTTCGGCACCTTTACAAGGCCGGTGCGGATGACATCCCAGAGGTCACGCTTTTTCCAAGCATGGATTTCGTCAATGAGCGCGAACACAGGGGTGCGGCCATGCTGGGTTCCGGCATCGTTGGACAGGCTTTCGAGGAAGCTGCCATTCGGGAACGTCATCCGGTTCTTGTACTCTTGGAGCTTGATGGTCCGGCCTTCCTCGAAACGGCGGCTGGCCTGCCCCTTCCGCCATAGCTCCTCACTCCCGGCTTGGATGATGCTTTGTGCTTCCGTGAAGGCGAGCTTGGCCTGTTTCCGGTCTGCGGCGGCGGTCAGAACTTCGCCCCCCGGAACCGCTTCCGGTCCCATGGTATGGAGGAGCGACAGGGCCGCACCGAGCGAAGTCTTGCGGTTGCCACGGGGCAGCATAATCACGACATTACGGATGATCCGGCCGCCGTGCTCATCGCATGGCCCATAGATTTGCCGGACAATCCGTTCCTGCCATGGGTCGAGCTGGAAATCGCGGTCGGGGTGCCGCGACTTCGGATGTTTCAGGCTGCGGAGGAAATCGACCGCCCGTTGCCCGTACCCCAGCGGATCGGGAATGTCGGCAAACGGATTTGCAATTAATTTCACTTTCTTCTTTTTCAGGATAAGGGCCATGGTCAGCCTCCTACCGCCACGCACCGGAGGTCCAAGCCCTCACGACGGCCAAGCTCTTTGATCTCCTTCACGTCGTAGGCCTGTCCCTGATAGGTGACACGATCCGAAGGGGTGAGGTCATCGCGGTAACGGACGCGGAAAACGACAGCGATTTCGGACGATGAACCGAAGGAGCGCATGAACTCTTCGATGCTGGCCTGTACAAGCTGGGCGCGGACGGCGGCAACGATTGTCCAGCCTTCGGTCTCGGTGCCGTAGTCGTCCACGGTCAAACCGGCGCGCTGAATGGTGATGGTCTTATCTAGCTTCCCGGCTCTCATGCTGCCTCCACGACGTTGGCGGTCAGGCTGATGACACCATGGGAATGGATGCCATTTGGATCACGTAGGAACCGGCTGGAGGTCACATAGAGGTCGGCAACATGGAGGCCGGTCGCCGTCCAGTTCGCATCTTCGAGGGCGTCACGGATGGCACCCGCCACCTGTTTCGAGAACGCGAGGCCGGTCTCCTTCTGCCAGATATGCAGGTCCACGAACACGTCGTGGCGAGCGCGGGCAATATCACCGCCCGGGACTGTCTGGCTTTCCCCGATGAGGATGCACGGGAAGACGGCAGGAAGGCCGTTCCGGTCCACGATATTGGCGGCAGGAACTAGGCTGGTCACTGCCGTGGCGGCCACGAGACGGACGCGGATAGCCCTCTGGAGTTCAAGGCTGGGTTCCATCACTTGGCCTCCTTCACAGCCTTGCGGATTGCTCGCTTGATGCGATTGGCGAGGGTCTTTCTCTGGAGCCGGAAGGCAGGCCAAAAGAACGGCTGCGCTGCGGCTTCTGCCGTCCCGTGCTCCACGAGATGGGCATAGCGAACGTCGGTGTTACCCGCCGTAACGATCACCTGATTTTCACGCGCCACGGTGCTGCCCCCGGGCTGGCTGTATGGCGGGGTGCTGTCTCCGGGCGCGGTGACATGGATGCTGTCTTTCAGCGCTCCCGTATCCTCCGGTGCCAACAGGCGCATGCTCACGGACAGGTCACGGCCTGCGGTGATGAGTGCCGGGGTCACCGCCTGCTTGACGTTACGGGGGATGGCCTCAAGTCGCCGGGACAGGCGCTGTGTCTGTTTGCTCAAAACACGTACTCCCGATGAGCGGCGATGAGCTGCCAGACGCCGAACGGAATTTCCTCGGCAGCGATGCCCACGAGGGAGGCTTCCCGGTTCTCATAGAAATGGCCGGTGAGCTGGAGGATGGCTTCGCGAACATCGTCGGGGACGTTCTCCGAACCTTCGAAGCCCGATGCCAGGGTGAAGCCCAACAACTTTTCGATATGCGCTTCCGCCGCGTCGATTTTGCCCTGAATAAGGGTGTCGTCCGTGGTCTCCGTGACGTTCAAATGCGCCTTGGCCGTGGTCAGTGAAACGGTGCTCATAGGCTGTTCTCCTGATGCAAATCGTGCGCGTGCCACCTGCCGCCGGTATCCTTGGCACTATGGGAAGTCTGGTCATACCCCGGGGTCTCGGTTAGGGTGCGGCGGGCATTTAGGGGGTGACGATGGAATGGGGTCCAGAGGCGTGGGTTGCTACCTATGCGGCAATCGTTGCGACGGGTGCGCTCTCGCTTGAGATAAGGCGTTGGTTTGAGAGCGGCCCTAAGATTTACGTGCGCGCAACCGCCAACATGATCATGCTGGACGGACGCGGCGGCCAAACGAAGGGATTGCTGATAGTCTACGTTACGAACAGAGGTGACACGCCCACGACGATCACTAATCTCTGCCTGCTCGACTACCCTAACGTGCTGGCACGATGGCGAGATAAGGCAAGCCGCTCTTTCGTGATCCCGCACCCTCAACCGCCCGGAACGCCGCCGACTATACCCCACGTTCTGAACCCCGGCCAGCAGTGGGCTGGAATGGCTCATGACCGGAGCGATGTTACCGGAGATGTTCAGACCGGCACCATGTACGCGGCCGTCTATACAACCGATAGAAACCGACCTTACGTGGTTCGCATACCGAAGCGCAAAGAGCTTGAGGGATTGAAGGACGCTAAGGAAATCTAGGCTGAGGCCAACGTTCATCAGCGCTTCTCCATCGATTGCAGCGGCCCATCGTGGCAAGGCTGGCATGCAGGAACCCACTTGCTGCGGTCCCAGAAGATGGCCTTGCTTCCCCGATGCGGGGTGGAGTGGTGGACGACGGTGGCAGGAGCACCGCAACGGGCGCATCGTGGGTGCTTGGCTAGGAAACCAGCACGGGCTTCCCGCCACTTGCTATCGTATCCGCGTTGTGAGGCAGTCGGGCGCTGTGCATCATGTCGAGCCTTGCGCTCCCGGTCCCGCGCAATGGAGTGCTCACAGCGTTGACCGCTGGGAATGACACAGCCGCATGCACGGATGGAAGGAGCGCGGTAAGGCATTCACTTCCCCCTCACGCCTATGTCGAAAAGCTCCAGCTCGCAGCTGAGTGCTTCCAACACCCTGTCCAGCGTTCGGATGGTCCAATCGCCTCTGCGGGACTTAAAGCGTCTTAAGGACGTGCGGGAGACCCCCGATATCCGGGCAAGCTCATTACTGGAGATGCCACGGTCACGTTGAAGGTCGGTGATAATAGCGGGCCAATCGTTTTTCATGCCGCCTCCTTCACCGTTCCGAAGGTGGTGAAGACGCTGCGGAACTTCTCCTCCAATGGCCGGTCATCCGTGAGCTGATCTTTCCCGCCGCCATAGATGGCCTTGAGCATGTCCCAGCGCCCTTCGTAGGCGAGGACGATTTCAGCCGGGGTCGCATCGAGGGCGACTTCCGGGGACCATCCCAGCCAGCCGGTGGCCTTCTTATAGAGGTCTTGAAGATGATCCCTAAACGGCACCGACTTAGCGGGCTTGCCCTTGGGAGCAGCCTTTTGCGCGTCGTCGGGATCAACGCCCGCGCATGCCATCACGTATCGCAGCAATGGCGCTTTCAGGGTGTCGAGCTGTTCGAGAATGCGGTTAGGCAGGAAATCGAGGTCCGTATGATCTTGGATGACTTCCACGGCAGCGGTGAGGTTTCCGTCCATGATGTCACGGGTGAGCTGCTGGAACGATCCGGGGCGGCGCTCCAGACGGATTGCACAAGCCAAAGACGGGCGAAGCTCGATTGCCTCGCCCGCGATGGTGACGGTGATGGTGTCAGCCAGCCTCATCGACCTGAACCCTTTAGGAAGCCGATGCCGGGACTTCGATAATCGCCCCGCTGATGGCGAGCGAGAACGTCGTCTGGACGATGCTATCAGCGTCGTTGAAGCTGTTCCTGCGACTGGCGACGATGGCGTTGAAATAGAAAACCGAGTTCTTCGGGCTGGCACCGGCACTCGGCTTGTCGTTCAGCTCCACCTTGAAATTGTAGCCGGCACTTGCCTGTTCGGCAGCAACGAGGGCCTGATAGCCCTCATCGCCGCTGTCACGAGCGACCACGAGTTCCATCGTGCCGTTATCCCGACTGCCCTTGGCCTTCTTCACATAGTCCTGATCGACCAGCTTGGCCGTGACGATCTCGGCTTCGGAACCTGCTTCGCCCACGTCCGTGATGTTGGTGATTTCGGTCCAGTCATCCGCTGCATAGGCGACGGCAGTGGCGAAGGATGCTGTGGTCCCGATGCTGACCTTGGTCTTTGCGGTGGTGGTAATACCCATGTTGGTGACCTTTCACTTTAGGATGATAGGAGGCGGGAGAGCATCCCCCGCCATGCGGGTCAGGCCACCGGTTCGTGGCGGGCATTGCCCCTGATGAGAATGACGGCAATCGGGGTGCCGGTGCCGTGGGTGCCGCTGAAATCAGCGAGCAGCTTGAGGTAACGGCGGTTGCCGATATATCCGACCTTCGCAACCGTCGGATCGGCATGAGCGGCCTTGAGGGCATAGACGATGCCGCCCGTGTCCACCGTATCCACGCCTTGCACATCGTCGGCGGTCACGGCTTCATAGGTCGTGTCATCGTCGCTGTGGGTCAGCTTGAATTCGACCTTGTTCGTGCCGTTGAAGGTGATGCCACCGGTGCCCACGTGGATGGCGAGCATGGCACTATCGTACCCAGCCAGATCAATCGTGGCGGGAGTATTGTCGGCGGCAAGCACGGCGGGCGTGATGACGTTGACCAGCCCGATATGGGAGATGATGTCGCGCATGAGATTATTCTCCTGTTTCGTTTCGGGTGAGGTCCACGCTTAGGACGTTGCCATCTTGAGCTTCTTGATCGCGGCAGGCTGAACGACGCCACCGCCTACCCAGCGAGTGCCGTGCATCCGAGTGATGGCGCGGGTGGCCTGTGTGTAGGGGTCCGACAGAACACCCAGCGCCTGCCGGTCCACGATGCGGTAGGCCGTGGCGAGGTCACCGTAGGCAATCGGGAATGCGTTGGCGACAACATCGGGCATGTCGATGGCTTCGGCCACCGGACGGCCAAGCAGGGTTTCCGGCTGTCCTGCCTGAAAGGCTGGCTGCCATAGGAAATTCCCCATTCCGTCCTTAAGTTTACGGACGGCTGCCAGCGTCGTGCCGTTCATCAACCAGACGCCACGGTTCCGGTACTGTGCCGGGAGCGAGTACATCAGCGAGATAAATGCATTGATTTCGAACAGGGTAGCGTGGCCGTTGGGGACGTACTGCACGGCTGTGGACGTGAGGATGCCTTCCGGCTGCTTGAAGCCGTCACCCAGCACGAATGCGGTGCTTTCCTTCTTGCCGAAGTCTTCCGCGAACGCGAGGCGGACTTCCGCTTCGGCGGTGCCGTCGCTGCCCATCAGAAGCGAGTTCGAGATATCGACATAGGTGGTCAGGCGCTTGGAGACGATTTCGGTCTGGCCGAAAGTGACCCCGCTTTCTTCGGCTTCCTCGATTTCGCCTTCCCACTTGGCGTTGGTGATGCCGGTGCGCTTCGGGTATTTCACCGATGGTGCCGTGGTCTGGCGAACCGTCGCATACTGCCGAATGGGCGAGAACTCGGTGATCTCGCGGATCATCTCCGACGACACTTCGGCGGGTGCCAGGTATCCCGCCTGCTGGTCATTGGCGACGGTCAGCGCACGGAGTTCGGCTTCGCTGGTCTGGTTGCCCCGGCGCAGGTAGTTGAGGAAGGCGCGGCGCTCGGTGGCGGTTGCCTCGTCGGTCTGTTCCTGCTGCTGGGTGCCGGGACGATTGAGGCGCGTTTCCATCGCAGCGAGACGTTCGGTCAGGGACCGGACTTCCGTCTGATGGGCAGTGTGCCGTTCGTCGGCGGCGGTGCGGAGTTCTTCCACGGCAGCGGTTGCGGCGGCGAGCGGATCATCTTCGCGGGTCTCAATCGGCAACGCCGAACGGACTTCAATAACTTCATGCTTCATTGGTCAATCCTTTCGAAGCGTTGCGATTGCGCCCTGCACGGCGCGGGTGAAGGCCGAAACATCCCCGATGGACCGCACCTGCTTGATGCGGGCATTGCCTGCGCTCGGCAGGGCCACGAGCGAGATTTCGACCAAATCAATGTCGGTGAGGATGCGGAGGCCGTTGGAAGCGCGTTCGGCTCCACGGGCACGGAAACCGATGCTAAGGCCATTCAGCGCCCCCGCTTTGAGGAGGGCGTGAGCTTCCTTGCCACGTGCAGTTTCGGTGATGAGCTTGCCGGTGACAGCGAGGCCGGTGGCGTCTTCGCGGATGTCGGTCCAAACCCCGATTACTTCATCCGTGCGATGGCTCCAGAGCATCGGGGGGCGGATGTTGCGGGCCTGATGTTCGGACAAGGTGCGATTGAACGCCCCGCGCTTCACCACCTCATTGAAGCTGTTACGCTCATCGAAAATAGCAGCATGGCCGGTAAAGCTCCCGGCATCGTCGGCAGCGAAACGGATATCGAAATCTAGAGTGTCACCCGCCCGTGCGTCGCGGGTGTCGAGTGAAATTAATTTCACAAGCTCATGCTGCATCGGTCGTCACCTTTGGGAACATCAGGGCCTCAAGAACGGGGAGCGCGACGGCGTACAGCTCGGTGACCGCCATGCGCGGCAGGTAGGCCGTCACGAGTGCGTCGGCTTCCTCTGGGTCAGCGCCGCCACCGATCAAGCCAAGGCGGATAACTTCGGTGAGTTCGTTGAACCGGAAGTCGCCTGCGAAGAAGCGGCGAGACAGGCCACCGATCCCGGCACCTGTCTTGCGTTCCAGCTCCAGCACGAGGTCAGGGGTCAAATTGAACGCCTTCTCGCTGTCACCGAAGAATTGGCGATGTTCAGGCATCGGTCTTCGTCTCCTCGGTTTTGGGTGAGGCAGACTTGCCGCTGGTCGTGAATGGATTTTCGAGCTTGTCACCGTCCGGCATGGCGGGCAGGTTTTCGAGGCGGCGGGCTTCGTTGGCGGTCATGACCCCTGCCGAACGGAACTGGCTGATCGCGGTGGCCCGCTCGCTGGCATTACCCTGCAAGAGGCCGTCCACGACGAACTCAATGCTGATTTGCGCGGCGCGGTCTTCCTCGGTCAGCAGCACCCGCCGATAGGCCGCTTCCCAGCCGCGTATCCATGGCATCAGCGAGAACGTGACAAGCTGGCGGTTGGCCTCGGTGATGTTCGACCACGTGGCCCGGGAGAAGTCGGCGAGGAAGGTAGGCGGTACATTGAAGGCGCGTGCGATCTCGACAATCTGGAAAGCGCGCATCTCTGCGAACTGTGCATCCACGGACGTGAATGCCAGCGGGGTGAAGGTGCCACCTTCTTCGAGGACAGCCGTGCCCCCGCTGGCTGCGCCGGATGTTGCGGCCTGCCATGAGGCCTTAATGCGTTTGGCAACCTCGGCACCCAGCTTCTGAGGAAAGGACAGGATGCCGCTAGGGCGGCCACCGGAGGCCATGAGCTTGGCCATGTACTGTTCGGCGGCAATGCAGAGGGCGATTGCCTCGCGGGCAGTCTTGACCGGGGCTTGGCCGGTGATGCCATTCAGCGAGGCGAGCGGACGAACATGGAGGATGTCACGGAAGCTGTAGAGCTTTTCGGTGGTGTTCTCGCGATACCGGTAAACAGGCTCTCCGGTTCGCTCATCGATCTCGACTGTCACCGCTGTTGGGGTCAGCCGGATGAATTCGACAACGCGCTTGTCGGTGCCGCGATTGGCATAGGCAAACCCGCCGCCCTGCAATAGGGCATCGATGGTGAGCTGAGACCGAAGCGCCCCGGCGCTGGTCCAGTCGTTGGCATCGCGATGGACAAGAGCATGGACGGGGTGGTCGGGGGCTGGTTCCCTGCCGCCGTTATCCGCTGGCTGATACGCCTTGCAAGGTAGCGTGCCAAGGACCCCAGCGATCAACTCGATTGCGGTACGGACGGCAGGGACTGAGAGCGCGGCTTGAGGAGTAACCGCGACCCCAGATGTGGCAGGCAGCGCGCCGAAAAGCTCCAACAGAAAATCTTCCGGCGCAGCGAGCGAACGCTGTTCCGACACAGACACGGCAGAGGTTTCAGTTTTGCGGAAGGGCCACATTGAGGACAACCAGACAAGCGTTGAAGGTCGCTTGCGGGTGCCCCCCGCTGTTATTGACGCTGGATAGTCCACTTAGGACGCGGGTCAATGAAGCCTTTGGAAATTAGGGCAAATCAGCGTCTGGGTCAACGTGGACGAATTTGGTCCCACGGGGGCGGCGGTCATACAAAGAGAAACAGGATCGCCATTACAGCCAAGATAACAACTGCACCCACTGCAAGGATGCCCCAGACCAACAGCATAAGGCCGATCATGGCTTTGAGCAGGTCTGTGAGTTCGGCCATTTCCTCCCGCCACGGCGCGCGCTTACGGAACGGGATCGACAAGACGCGAATGGCGAAGATGATACCTACGATGCAGGCGGGGCCACCAAGGATCATCGCCCCTACACTGATATAAAACAGCCAGTTCATCTTGTGCCCCGCGCACGCCCGCGTTTGAAATCCTAGCTCGGGCCACAGGCCTATCTTCCCGAAAGCTGTGAAATCAATTTCAACGAGTGGGGGGTGAGGCCCGCCGAACCCCACCCCTATTCTATTATATGACCGATCTATCTTGACCCCTGTAAGAAATAATAGAATGGGGCTTTGCCCGTTTAATTGTGGGTAAAGATAAGATCGGTCATTTTTGGATGTAGCGGCTCAACCGCCTGAGTTCGGGGGTGAGTTCCATAGCCTGCTCCTGTCGATCCATTACGTATAGCTCTACCGCCACCTGCGGGAACGCTCGGATCACTGACATGGACGCAAACTCAAAGAACTTCTCTCCGCCGTCGCCCGCCGCCCATATCGCGACCTTCTCGCCCGCCATGAATGCGGACCAGTCAGCCAGCACGGTTTTGAGAATATCGATCTGGTAGCCCTCCGGCCAAAGCTCGGCTAGACCGCACAGACACCCGAACTCCTTACCGGTGGTGAGCGTCGGCAGAACATTTAGTAGGTGGTCGATTTTCTCAATACGCACCTCTGCCAATGCATCCGTCTCGGGGACGCCTGTCATCGTGCAGGCTAGGGTGTCACGTTCGACAATGAGGGCTTTTCGGCAGCGATCCCGATAGCGCCTCAGAAGGCTGGACATATGCTTCGCGACCGACGCCGCCGTCTTTGGTCCCGGCTCCCCTTCTCGCAGGAGGGTCTTATTGCTCCCGTCGATCTTCGCCACCTCCCTGATGAAAGGCGGCTTCGAGGTCAAGCGGAAGAACTTCGAAATCGACCATCCTCCGAGCCGTTCGCAAAACTCATCCTGCGTTGCGACTGCCCAAACGTAGCCATCGCGCTCGAATGGCGCGGTGGCTTGTGCGTTTGCAATCAGGCTCTTGAGGAGTTCAATATTGCGATCTTCAATCGCCAT